TAGCTTCTAAAATTATTTTCTCATTCGCTTGAATGGATGTTTGGAAGTCGAGTTCTTTGAAGTTTATCTTCGTCAAACTATCAACCTCTAAACCACCATCTAAGATGAGAGGGCGTTTTCCGCCATTTCTTGGATTGTACCTAGTAGACCAGCTTTGCAGCATTCTTTCTTTGATTCTCTCGGAAAGAGTGTTAGGGCTTTTAAGTACTAATCCTGGAACTGCTCCATTCTTGAAGAAGTTGTCTTGAAACTTCCTCATGTTATCTAGTAAATACATTGTTCGATACGCTGGTTTTAACCTTGGTGTCCCACGATATATTGATTTAAATGAGTTTTCTTTAATATGTATTATTTCTTTCGTAGAATAGTCAACATGACCATCATATGTGAATTTCTCAATGTAAGTACTAGTATCAGAATGGATAGTTACATTCTGTGCTGGAAGATGATATAAATGTCTTCCATCAAAATATACGAAGATATTACCGTCTATAAGTAAGTCAATCATAAGATTTCTCTTAAAAGTATTAACATCTTGAAACGGATTCGGTTCTTTATTAAGTAATAAGTCAACACGAGTTCTTCGAACATTATCTACAACGGGTGTTATTCCATTTACTTTCTGCCCAACATCATAACTGATATCAGCAGAGTCATCTACTATCATATTTACTGCACGATTCACTACTTCTAGGTCTTCGTACGCTGATCTGTAATTGTCTTTCTTTTCTCGGGTGTCAATCGTTACCCCTTCTTCCATACCAATAAAGCTCTGCGCAGGATTTAGTTTCTCCTCTGCAGTAGGCGCTCTACCTAATATTCTATCATACCATGCCATGTTTTTCTCTTTGTTTATCCACCCATCTTTTTTGCTTAAGTGCTGTTACCAGTTTAGGTCTTTTCCCATAAATACTGTGTAGCCTTTGATGGTGGGCTTTGCATAGTGTGGCAGCTTCATTGTAAATCTCGTTATTAAATTCTTCAATAAAATCTTCACGGAGGTTCATGATCTCGTCGGCTGATGTTATAGTAAGTTTATTACTCTTCAACCAAGTATCTAAAAGCTCAGTCATTCCGTAGAAGTGGTGAAAGTCTAAATGTTCTGTGTCTCCACAGATAAAGCACTGAGTGTCTTTATTATATTTAGATTTCGCTTTGTCTCTAACGTACTTGACTAAATCTCGTTTTAAATCCATAAATTCCTTATTAATTAAAATTATACCAAATTTTTACCTTCATGTCAACATTTATTTTTTCGTAGGTCAAAATCTAAAAAGTACTTGCTGAAGTCTCAAACGTATAAAGCGCATATCTCATAGCATCTGACATATGACTCGCCATATTATGTTTGGGTTTTTCTTTAAGTAAGTTGGGATTGCTATCCCACTGATATTGGTCTACGCATGATAATGCCTGTGAACATCTTTGATCTATAATCAATCTATCATTATCTATAATACTGGCTGCATGCCCAATCCCATCTAAAACAGACTTTTTAGCATTGATAGTAGATATATCGTAATTCTGAGCAAAATCAAATCTAGTTTGTTGTGCTGCGGAGTCGATATAAATATAGTCAACGTTATGTTTGTCTACAATTCTGCGAATTTCGGTGGCATGTTGTTCTGTGGTTCTTTCAGCGTCCATGTACTCATCTATAAGATAGAATTTTTGTTGATCCCAGTCATATGCTATCACGCACAACGCCGTTGGATCTTTATATCCAACGTCAAGTCCTGCAAAGACATCCATATTACTAGTATCTAACTGACTAAGGTCAGCGACACACTCTTCAAAATTAAAATTCCAAATTTGTCCTTCATAGGTATTGAAATCTGCCATATATTCTTGGGCAAACTCAGCCTCGGACATTGCTTTCTTCGCTTCTCTGATGTCNTCATCACTGAAACGTGGGTTTTCGTGATAGGTTGCTCTAATTGAGCACCAATCGTGAAATTCTTCGCTGTAACCCCTGTGATAAAAGTCTGCAAACCAATTATTTCTTCCTCTAGGAGTAGAAATGAAGATTGCTTTACTGTTATCTTTATCTAGTGTAGGACGAAGGGCTACATTAAATGCATCTTTCCCGTCAGCTAGTGCTGCTTCGTCAAAAATTATTAAATCATATGATCTTCCCACCGAAGAGTCTACTTGATTTACTGAGCCCATACGAATTGTAGAACCATTAGATAATTCTATTACTTTATCTTTTGCATTATCTTTTGTGACTTCTAAATCAAAGTGTTTTATTAAGTTTCTTTGTAAGTCAAAAGATATTTGTGATAAAGAGTAGTTGGGTGACATAATCAGGATATTAGAACCTGGCACGAGGGAAACAAGCTGTCCGATGACATTTGCTATATATGTCTTACCCTGCCGTCTAGATATAGCGGCACATACAAATCTGTATTTAGGATTATTTATAGCGTTGATTAACGCTGTTTGTGAACTATTTGGTGTAATACCAAGTAGGTCTAAGTATGAATGGATAGGAAGTTTTATAAATCTGTCCGCTGTTGGAAAGTCCATAAAGCTGTCTGATATAACATCAGTTCTACTTAGGTCTAACATTAGTGAATAGTCTTATGTAATACTTCGCCTATCTTATCATCTGGATAATGTTCCAGAGCACCTGTAGAGTCGCATACATTTAAGAGATATAAATATCCCATGCATACGTCACTCACTAATTGATCTTGTTCAATTATTAGTCCTTGTTCTTCTGCTTTCTTATTAAGCATGTTAATAGTCATACTGCAAGTTACTGCAATTTGCTCTAACCAAAGACTCTTATCCATTTGAGGGTTTAGCTCCACTGAACGTTGACACCCAATACTTCAGCGTTAGCTGCAAATATTTGGTCTGTCATATCTTTTTTGAGGAATGTTACTTCCGCGGGTGCTAGTGTAATTGAACCCAATGTTACGTCTGCTGCATTTGCTACAGATACTAATCTCATTGATGCTCCAGAATTAACTAGTCGTACGTCAGTTGCACCACCAAAAGTGGAAGCTGCTCCTACGTTGACACCACAAGCGGCTTCTGCCCCTATTAATCTCATAGACATGTCTATTTCTCCTTAACGTCTTTCTTGACGTTCTTTGCTTTTTGCTTCGCAGCTAACATTGCATCTTCAATATTGACTTTACCATCTAGGTTTTTGTCTTTACCGATAATCATGTTCCATAACTGCTTAACTTTTTGTTTAAATTTGTTTACCATTTTACCTTGTTTGCCCAATACGCTGCAGACATCTTGCCTCTAGCTATATTTTTGGCGTGACGAGCTTTGAATGAGGCTCTTCTTCTTTTTTGTGCGATTGTTTTGGGAGATTTTCCTGCTCCACGCACCCCTTGTTGCCCAAATCGTATAGTCTTGACTTTAGTGCCAACTTTTGCTACGACTACATGGGACTTTGTTCGGTGATTGGGCGTACGCTTTGGTTTATTATAACCTGATACGCCCACTCTTTTTAATCGTGAGGATTTCTTCGGGCTACTTTTTCTTCTTGGTGGCACGTTTCTTCCTCTTTTTAAAGCCTGCTTTCATAAAAGTAAAAGCTTTCTTGGTAACAGTAGATTTCTTCTTANTTCTACTAGTACCTTTTTTCTTTCTATTGTTTATATTGGCATAGAGTCCACGTTTTGGTTTACTTCTTTTTGCCGCCACGTTTTTTCCCCTTACCTCTTTTCTTAGGACGGCCTCTGACCTTCCCGTATGTTCCTTTACCGTATGGCATTATTCACCCTTCCAGCATGTCCAAGCGCCGTAAGCCATTCCAGCTACTGCTAAGATCTTTGCTAATCCGCCTGTAAATAATACAAGTGCACATACTACTATTAGTACTGCTCCATCCCATGAGGTTCTTTCAGAAACTCTACTTTTTAACCAATCCATCTATTTCTCCCATTTGCCTTTTGGGCATGATGCCCTTTTCAGCCTTGCTTTAAGTGGCATAAAGCATTTACATGCTTTGCACACTTTAAACTTAGTATACTGATCGCAAGTATTACAGACTTTAATTCTGTTTTTGTGCATCAGTTGGTGCAGTAATTTCTCTATAGTAAACTACTACATCTTTCAATTCGGTAATGTATCTTTTTAGTTCTTGCATATTAACAGACATAACTTCATAGTCGGGTACTGTCATTGCTAGAAAGAGTACTTCGCCTTCTTGCGCTTTAATTCTTTCTAATTGTTGTTCGTAGTTATCTGGTGTTACCACAATCCATTGTGGCAAACCAAGATTAATTTCTCTAGGCATAACTGGTTGGACAAAAGTTCTATCCAAAGGTTTTGCTGTAATTTCTATTGTTTTAGTTTTTGGTAGTAGACTGCAACTGGAGACCATCATCAAGATCGTCAACGGTACTACTAAGTTTTTCAATGTCTTCAAAGGCATGTTTAGTTCCATTATTAATTTTCCTCTCCATTTCATCTGGATTTTCTAGTATTTTTGCAGATAACTTGTAATTCTTTATAAAATTACTGTATCTATTTAATTCTCTTTGTGCCGCTTGGCTCTTTTTTGTTTGTTCTTGTAGCTGAGTGGTCTGAGTAGTAAAGTCATTCTGTAAACTTTCTAATGCAGCCTCTTGTGTTGCTATTGCACCTTCTAATGCCATGTTATTAGCTGCTAGTTTTTGATTTTCGCTGTAGAAGTAGTAAGTAGACATACCTAGTATTAGTAGTATTCCTATAAGTAACTGATTCATAATTCTTCTATCCTNTANTTGAGTCCTTCAGCTCCACTAATCTCTACGAGGTCTCCTTCGTGTGTCCTAAATTTTANAAACTTAGGGTTCTTTTTAATAAATTTCTTGACAATAAACTCTTGGTCGTCCGCGTCTCCCCAAGTGTCGTTATAACTAACTTTGAGTGAATATCGTGGAAAAAACTTTGATACTAACCAAAGCCAGAACTGTTTAGCGTTTTGCTTAACCTTCTCCATTTACGAGCTTTAGTCCTTCCTCTGCTTTGTCTTTTGACTTGTAAGCATAAATGTTACCATTCATTTTGAATTTAAACGAGGGTCCTGGCTCTTCCCATATTATACCGTTTTCTGTTGGTACTTCTACCTTCTTTGGAGCTACTGGCTCAAAGTCCATTTTAGTCTCTGTTGCTTTTATATCTTTTGTTTCGTAACCATCTATCATTTAGGGCCTCCATTGTGTTGCCTTTGTACTTTTTTATCTTCCCAATTTTCTAATGCTTTCTTTATGCCTTCTTCAGCTAAGACTGAGCAGTGTAACTTGATGGGAGGTAATTCAAGGGCAGTTGCTATGTCCTTGTCTTTTATTAATTTTGCTTCTGCTGTAGTTTTACCTTTTAGCATTTCTACAAATAGTGTAGAGGAAGCGATTGCTGAACCACAACCATATG